CAGCGTTTTCGAGGAAATTACTCATTTCAGCCATGATTTACTCCTAAAATTTGTTGGCTTTACTTCTATTTTCAAACCTAGTTACTACTCTAAGATTCCAAGGAACATGAAGCCCACATACATTTTTATTGGTTAGAGGAACTATGTGATCGACTTCATAGTACATCCCGGTTTCTTTTGTTTTTGTTCTAGCTTCAATATAAAACTGCTGTATCTCTTTTTTTAACTTCTCGTCGATCCACTTTGGTACAGCATTTCTTTTTGCAGCCCTTGCTAATGCTTGTGATGCAAATCTTTTGTGCTTCGTTTTTTTGTAACATCTTTTGCTTTTTTCGGCGTATTTTTCTTTATTTTTCTGTTGCCATTCTATTACTTTTTTAGCTATTTTTTCTTTGTTTTTTTCATAATTTTCATAGTGATACTGCATTGCCTTTGCTTTTTCAGATTCAGCATTTTTAGCGTACCAATTTGTTCTATGTTCTTTTTTGCAACTCTTACACCACCGGCTAAATCCATCACTTACCGATTTTTCCTTACTAAACATCTCATAAGGCTTCTCAACATTGCATTTTGAGCAACGCTTCAATTTCACCTCACGTTATAAGACATACTCATTGGTTGACCTGAATACTCACTTGCTTGGTCGGTCGTTGAGATTCCCTCAATCGCCCTAGAATACAAGGAAGCCCAAGTCTGCAACCTCGCATCATTCATCAAATACGGTTCTGCCTCACCTAGAGCCGCATACAGCAACGCATCAGGACAGATCGCTAGGAATACGTTACTAGCGTTAGTGTCACTCAATAGCGCAGGTTTAGCGTAGTACAGCATTTGAGCCGTATAAGTCGAATCAGGAACTGGAGCTAACTGCATCTCAGCACCTAAGATCGTGTAATCAACTGGCTTACCAGACTCAGTTACACGCGCTGTTTCGTAGAATGAATTAGGAGCTTTGTAGCGCAATGTTGATACCGGATTGGTATTCAAATGAATATCGCGCATCGATAAGAAGTCTGTCGGCAACCCTAGAGTCGAATCACCGCCAGTTGTTGCAGCAGTCGCAACTACCAACATTTGCCGAATCCGTAAGTCTCGCTGCAAACGGTACTCAGCCAACTGAATAAAGTCAGGAATAACAGAAGTCAGATCACTACGCGCTAGGTAGTTCGCTACCGTGTTCTTTAAGTCGCTGTAGGTCAGGATCATCTCATTCCTCTAGTTGCTCAAAATCTTTCCAGCCATATTCGTAAGTGCCAATGTGCCGGATGTGCATCGATAACTCATGGTCTACATACGTCTGAAAGCCCTCAGAACCGGCTTTAACGCAGAAGTAGACATCCTCACCACAGACACCACTAGCACCCCATCCAGCGTCAAACCAAGGTCTGCCAGTCTTTTCAAACACCTCTCGACGAATCATCACAGCACCAAACCCTACCGCTGTAACTTCCTCGATTCCCTCTTTACCGCGAGAATCAATGTTCGACCACTCATGAACGAGAGTTTCCCCATCCATGTATTTCCGCAACATCTTCGCAGTCGGTGTTACCGGCTTACGTCTAGTCGTTGCATTAACACCAACTATCGGCACTTCACGACTTAGCATAATGCTAATGATGTCATGAGGAAACCGCATATCGCTATCAATAAACAATACTGCGTCACAACCTTCTTTGAACGCTACTTCTGCCAACTTCTCACGCTGGTCAAATATCAGCGTTCCCGGCATTGTATATAGGCTCAAACCGCCTTTGCCATCTTTACAACGGACTGACGCATCATGAGCCGCCATCCGAGCAAAATCAAAAGCAAAACCTGTGTGAACCTCATCCCTACATGGTACGCAAACACCAACTCTCATACAGTTCCTCGATACGTTTTCCAGACAGCATTATCAGGGTCGTTTAGCCACTTAGCAAACCCAACGTCATCCACCACGTTAAAGCCCTTCATAATCCCCATCTGGTTAAGTACATCTATAACCGTAAAAGGAATTCTGGCTACATGGTGCAAATCGTTAAGATGCCCTTTTCGCTCTTTATCGAAATCTAATTGAGCCTTGTTAGCCTCAATGATCTCGGTAACGTCCTGTTTAGTCTCGATGACGATACCACCGTCACCATCTTCGTATGCTGTTTGAGTCCGTATCTGGTTACTCATAAATCCTTTCGTAGGTCTCCCCGACCCTAGAGTCGAGGAGATTTGCTACTAAAATGTTTACAAACTCATATCTAAATCGGCGATTATGCCATGAGCAGCTTCGTTCTTAACTTCAAGAGTGACTTCAGCCAGCAACTGAGTATTCTCAGAGTCACCAGTCTTAGCCAGATCGTTAGTCTGGAACGGACGCAGATACGCTAGTGCTGCGTATTCTGGATCAAGTACCAGAGCATCACGAGTACGCATGAAGCGGTTAGGAACAACCGACATCGTGCCAAAGTCAGACATATAAACGTCAGCAGCACCGATAATGGTGGTCGGAGTGTTACCCGGAGCCATGTAACGCTGTGCAGCGATACCAGCAAACGAGCTAACCTTCTGCTTACCAGCAGCACCAACCATCAGAATCTTAGGTGAACCACCAGATACGAACACCTCAGACACCACAGTCTTGAGCAGAGTCTCGGTGAAAGTACGCTGAGTACCATCAGTACGAGTCGATACACCGATAGTTGCAGGATCAGCACCACCCGAACCTACGTCCGAGTTAGTCTTGATCCACGACAGGATCGAACCAAGCTTACGAGCAATGGTCGATGTACCAGCCGAACGACCTTGGTTAGCGCACAGGATGGTTTCCAGATCGCGCTTCAGTTCAGCCGATGCTTTAGCCAACTGATAAGCCTTTTCTGATTTACGACCTGCCTTGTTAACTGTGTCCAGAGTACCCGAAACCTGAACGGTCTTTTGGATAATCTGAGTGTAGTTACCAAGACGAACGGTAGGAGACAGAGTAGCTGAAGTAGCGTCTGCACCTTCAATCGCTGCGTTAGCAGTAGTAGCAGCAGCTAGACTGTCAGTCTGCCACTCGTGATAAACGGCTGTAGCTTTGGTCTTGCCAATCGATGACATAAACGGGGTTTCCGTTGGAGAAATGTCATAGATGATGTCGGTCAAATCTTCGCGCTGACCAATCGCGCTATGTGCTGTAAATGTAGGCATGATAATTTCCTATAAGAATCGTTCAAATGCTTTTGCGGCATCGGCAACCCTTCCGGTCTGCTTTGCTCGCGCTTTTGCTTTCCTCAGTTCATCGCTACCTTCCCGAGGCTGAGAAACTCCAGACTTAACAACCTTCGGAGCCTCATTAACACGCTTAGTGATTCCCGGTTTAGACGATTGCAGCTTGTCGTATTGCATCGCCTTGTATAGCGTTAGAACCTGCCGAGAATCATAGATTCCCGATAACTCTTGGTCTGAAAACCCTAACTTTAGGCCAAACTCCCTCAGTTCTCGCCGAGTTACTTCACCCTTTTGCGGATCAGCATATTCAGGTATTGCCTCTGCCAGCTTACGAGACTCAGCCTGTATTACCTGACCAAGTTGCTCCTGACGTTCCTGTTGTTGCTGTTCTGCAATTCGCTGTCGTTCAGCCTGAACTTGAGCTATTTGCTCTTTCCGCCTTTGTTGATCCGTATATGCTAAAGCGTACCCAATGGGGTCTCTTTCCTTCAGTTCATCTAGGTTTTCACCTTCTGGCTGCTGATTGAGCATTTGCTCAATAATCTGCAACCGTTCCGCATACTGATCTCGCAAGTATCTGGCTTCTTCGATACGCTGTCGTTCAGCCTCGACTACCTTACGTTCCTCAGCTACGGCTTGCGATTTCTTTGTATAGTCTGTGCCAAGTTGATAAGACTTGATAAGCTCATCAAGGGTTACCTCACGTTCTTCACCGGCTGCTTTTACCCGGAACGTCTGAGGCTCCTCTTGCTCATCCTGCTCATCTTCTTGTTCTACCTCCGACTCGTCATAAGACTCATCAGATTCGGCTTCGCTATCGTTGGCCTCTGCTTGCAGTTCTGGTTGTTCCTGTTCGGAGCCTTCTTCTGCACCCATCAGACCCAAGATAGCGTCGGCTGCACTACCTACAGTTAACTCTGGACTACCGGATTCCGGTGTCGTTCCTTGAGTATCGCTCATTTTTTCTTTCCTAAATTATATCGGGAACCGCCCGAAACGGGTTACAAAATCTTTAATCTTTTCTCCTCGATGAGCTTGTTTGCTGAAAGCCCTTCCAAGTAAGTCTCAATCAACTCTAATGTCCGTAGCCGCATATAAGCAGTCTCTCTGGACTGAAGATCAGCGTAATCGCTAGTTGCGAACTTATTAAGTTCAGCAGTCCTAAGATCAGTCATCATTTCCTGAAAGAATTCATCCTTCAGTAGATTCTCAGCCCAGATAACTTTGCTCATATCAATCCATTGCGTTAGGTAGTTTGTCCACCTTGTTTACGGATATTCCAGTCTTTTCCAGATTGGTTAAATACCGATCAAACATAACCTTTTCAGCTTTCCTTAAACCTTTGTAAGCCTCTGGAGATACCCAAACCTCAGTTATCGCCTTTGCAATCTTCCCCGGCTGTTCTTTAATCTCAAACTCACCTGCCTTACCAAGATACGATTGCTCTAGCCCCGGCTTTCCTAAGTAAGGTCTCCCTGTCAATCCTTCTGACTGAACCTTGAACATAACCCCTTTGTTCGCACCTTGACCCAATGCCATCTCTGGAATCTCAGCAAAATAAGTAACTGGCGCACCGAATGGGCTACTTCCTTTAGCCATATCCATTAGACTATTCGCGCTTGTTTCTCGATACAACGCACCTGATGGCAATGGTTTAGAGAACTTCGTAATCTCACCCAGATCAGGCAATGGCAACTTTCTAGCACCAGTACCAACGGTTCCAGCAAAGCCCATCGCTAGGTCTTGATTCACCCGATCCACATACTCCTTAGCAGCAGCCTGTTCAGGAGTCACCAGAAGCCCTCTAAGCTCGTTTAACTTAGCCTGAGCCGCTAGGTTACCAGCCTGATTAAACGCCCTAGCCTGATCGTTAACCGATGCCATGTACTCTCTAGGATCACTTACCAATAGACCAACATTAGCCTTAGCACTCTGTTTGGCTCTGTCAATCATCCCAACGATGTCAGATAGTAAGCCAGCCATTATGAAGTCAAACTCCCTAGCTCTTTGATTGCCTTCAGGACAATATCAGCCTGACGTTGGCGTGTTTCCTCGTCTGCTAAGTCCATCGCTAAGATAGCCTGTAGCTGCTTAACCGCTAACTCAGCCTCTTTAATCTTCATATCGGCTTCTTGCTGGCGGGTTTTCATCGCCATCTCAAGACCCTTACGAGTGTACTCAGCCTCTAACGACTGACGCTCTAGTTGCAACTTAGCAGCCTCAATCTCGCTCTTAGCTTGGGTCTTTTCTCGCTCTACTTCAGCAAATATCTTAGTAGCTTCTGCTTGCTGATCCGGGCTAGGAGGCTGTGGCTGTGACAACTTCTCGTTAATCTCAGGCGTAATCTCGTTAAGGAAAGCGTTAGCATCCTTGAAACCAGCCGATTCAATAAGTCGTGCCAACGTATCTCGATACTGAGCCACAGATACCAGCGGATTTGATGGGCCAAACTGAGTCAGAATCTGCTCTTGCTTGGCTAGAATCATCTGCAACATGGCTAGCTTCTGCTCACGATCACCTGAACCCAAACCCACGTTAATCGCTACGTCGTACTGGTTAGTCCAAGTCCTCGGATCAAACGTCACAAACTTGCCACGCATACGGACAATCTTTGCCGTATCCTGATACTTGCCCAATAGATGCAGAATCCCCTTAAACAGCGACTTTACGCCTGTCTCAGCAAAGATTCTCGCTATCAACTCCAGCTTGCCTGAGTTCGACTTCATCATCGCGGCAATTGCTGTAGCGGAAACATTGTTCAGCACATCAGGGTCAAGACCTTGTTGCTGATCGCTAACACCTGTGCGTTTAGCCTGTACGCCATCCATGTATTCAAGCAATGGGAAAGCCTGAGCCGTTACCGCAGGAACCTCGATAGGAGCAATCGCACCAACAGACTTCATGCGGATAACACCACCCGGAGTAGCGTTTAGAACGTCATCCAAGTTCACCTGACCATCAACCACGCCAATACGAGCATTGTTCGTTAGATACAGGTTATCCAGCATTTGACGAGTCACGGTGGACTTGATTAGCTGGATGTCCATTGTCCGGTCTGCCAACGACTGCCCAAAGAACTTGTGCGGGATCGGGATAGGACACAGGCTGTGGAACGGAACTAAGTCACATTCCTCGTCATCTAAGATTTCATTGCCAGAATAGGTAATCTTACGCAGTTCAGCAATTCCGTCACCGTTAACGTCAATGCGGATATAGCACTCGTAGACCTCAACCACCTGCATCGTGTAATCAAGGCTAATGATCTCATCAGGCTGCTCACCCTGACTGAATCGAGCAATACGCTCTGTGGTGTACTGAAGATCATCATAGCTAGGCAAGCCATCAATAATGTCCTTGTCAAAGCCCATAGCCGCTAGTTCGCTACGAGTCATCAGCTTACGATGAGCCACAAACGGACTATCTTCAATCGTTCTAGCCGACTTGCTAATCAGGAATTCTTCAGGTGGTACGTTCTCAATCTTGACGCAGCCGTATTTCTTGACCTTCTTGACCTTGACCGAATACAAAGGAATCTGAATCGGCATCCCCATCGGGTCAACGCCACCATCGATCAACTCGACGTTCTGGCTAGTCACCTCAATGGCAGGATCAGATAGCAGCATGGCTAACTCATCCTCGGTCAGATTCTTGTAGCTTTCTTTGTTGACATCTTCCTTAGCATCCCAATAGGCTTTAACTACGCCAACCTTTGCCATTAGCG